GAAAGCCCCGCACTAAAGAGCTACAACACGACCGTACAGCGCTATAGCGTAATGTACAGGCAGCTAACAGACCTTATAGGCAAAAGCCAGGAAGCCGAAAAGAGCAACGCCGTTTACGACTTCTTAAAAGAGGGCTAAGCTATGAAGAATTATATAGAGCAATACTTAGACGCTATACAGGCGGGTAAGTGCATTGTAGGCGCACGCACTAGGCGGCAATATGAAAAGCTAGTAGCAGATATTAAGCAGCCTAGCGGCGGCTATGTTTTCGACAGGAAAAGAGCCGAAAAGCCTATAGAGTTTATAGAGCGCTTTTGTAAGCATAGTAAAGGCGAGTGGGCGGGGCAGCCGCTACGCCTGGAATTATTCCAAAAGGCTTTTATTAGCGCCCTGTTTGGCTTTGTCGATAAGAAGACAGGCTACAGGAAATATAGAGAAACACTATTTTATGTGGCACGTAAGAACGGTAAAAGCTGTATGCTTAGCGGCTTAGCTCTATATATGCTTATTGCAGACAATGAAGCAGGCGCAGAAGTCTATAGCGTAGCTTCTAAAAAAGACCAGGCTAAAATAATCTATGAAGAAACTTACAATATGGTTAGGCAAAGCCCAGACCTTTTACAAGTGGTAAAGAAGCGTAAAAGCGACCTTTACTTTAGCCTTACGTTTAGTAAGTTTCAGCCTTTAGGGAAAAACAGCGACACGCTAGACGGCTTAAACAGCCACTTAGTAATAATAGACGAGCTGCATAGTATTAAAGACCGTAACTTATATGAGGTAATGAAGCAAAGCCAGAGCGCACGCAGGCAGCCGCTTTTAGTGATGATAACGACGGCAGGCACTATTAGAGAATGTATATTTGATGATATGTATAAATACGCTTGCGGCGTTTGCGACGGTACTATAGAAGACCCGCACTTTTTACCGATACTTTACGAGCTAGACAATAAAGAAGAATGGCTAGACCCTATGAAATGGGAAAAGGCTAACCCAGGCTTAAACACAATAAAGAAGCTAGACGACCTTATAGGCAAAGTAGGCAGGGCAAAGCAAAGCCCTAGGGACTTAACAGGCGTATTAGTAAAAGACTTTAACGTAATACAAACCGTAGCTAGTACCTGGATAACCTTTGACGACGCTAACAACCCAGAGACTTTTAACCTTGAAGCATTTAAGGGCTATTATTGTATAGGCGGCGCAGACCTTAGCAGAAGCGGCGACCTTACAGCCGCAACGCTTCTATTTATGGATAAGCAAGAAAAGCGCTACGTTACGCAGATGTACTTTTTACCTAAAGATAACTTTGAGCAAAGAGTACACGACGAAAAAATACCTTATGATAAATGGCACGAAGCAGGGCTATTAAGACTATGCGAGGGCAACAGCATAAACTACAGCGACGTTACAGCCTGGTTTATGGAAATGGTAGAAAAGTACGACGTTACGCCCGCCTGGATATACTACGACCCTTACAGCGCTGCTTATTGGGTACAGGAAATGCAAGCAAGCGGCTTTAATATGGTTAAGTGTTTCCAGGGCGTTAAAACGCTTAGCCTACCAATGCAGCAACTAGGGCAAGACCTAGCCGCTAAAAAGATAAACTACAACGCTAACCCGCTTTTACTTTGGTGCATTACTAATACAGGCGTAAAGACCGACGTAAACGGCAATATACAGCCTATAAAGGCTACAGGCTCAAAATACCGCATAGACGGCTTAGCAAGTCTGTTAGACGCTTACGTAGGACTATTAGACCATTACAACGAATATTTACAAGCTATATAGTGAGGTGTAAAACATGAAAAGCCAAAACAACCAATACTTTTTAAAGGATAAAAAAGCCCGCATTTACAGCGTATACACTTACCAAGACGCTTACGGCAACCATAAAGAATACTACATAGAAGCAACGCCCGCCCCTTTATGGTGCTACTCAAAGCAGACAAGCCAAAACCTTTACTATGCTGCTAGTATTCTGGACTTAGTAGCAGAAGACCGCTTATTTGTTTTCAATAACCATGATGTAATAGAAGTGCGTAGCTATATCTATTATAAAAATACATGGTATCAGATAGAGCGAGTAGACACGACAGACGACTACAACGGCGATATGTTTGTGTATGCCAATATAACGAAAAGGGGCAACACGCCTAGCGCAGACGAAATAAAGCCTTATGGTTGGCAGCCGTCATAAGTGCCAACGTCGGCAACTTTACAGGGGTTAGCATAACGGCTAGCCCTTATTTTTATGTTTACTTTGTTTACTACGTATACTATGTATACTTAGCAATTAAAATAAGTATTGACAAGCACAAATAAAACGCTTATAGTATTTTATAGTAAACATTAAATTATAAAAGTGAGGTAAAGATTATGAGCGACAAGTACAACGGTTACACTAACTACCCTACATGGAATGTTAAATTGTGGATTGACAACGAAGAAAGCAGCTATAACTATTGGCGTGCAAAAACGGGGGGGGCAGAGAACGCTAACGAACTTGCAGACCTGTTAAAAGAAGAATTTGAAGACGCAGCGCCAGACCTGGGCGCAAGTACCTTTAGCGACCTTTTAGGCTACGCCCTGGGCTTAGTTAATTGGTATGAAATAGCAGAAATGCTTATAGAAGAACATAGAGAGGGCTAAACAATGGTAGAGTTTAACTTTTACTTATCAGAAAACGACGTAGACCGCCTTTTTTATCTTAAACAGAAAGAGGGCAAAGACGACCTTACAGGCAACGAGTACGCAAAAGAGCTTTTAGAGGGCTTATTGTGGCGCTTAGCCCGCAACGATTATAAGGGGGCAGAAGATGAAAATAATTAGCTTTGTAAACCAAAAAGGCGGCGTAGCCAAGACGACTAGCGCCCTTAATACAGGCGCAGCCTTAGCTATTGAGGGCAAGCGGGTTTTACTCATAGACCTAGACCCGCAAGGCAGCCTAAGCAAGAGCGCAGGCTTTAGAAATCTGGGCGGCGACCCTACTACTTATGAAGTAATAAAAGGCGACGTAGATATAAACGCCGCTATAAAGACTAAGCAGGGCATAGCGCCTTACGACGTTTTACCTACAGATATACGCACGAGCGGCGCAGAAATTGAGCTTATAAGCGTGCCAGGCAGAGACACGCTATTAAAAGAAGCCCTAGACGGCTTAAAGCAGCCTTACGACTACGTTTTAATAGATTGTAGCCCTAGCCTAAATATATTAACGCTAATGGCTCTTACAGCTTCTAATAGCGTTATTATTCCTGTAGCGGCGCAGTATATGGCTTTAGACGGCATGGCGCAGCTATTACCTACTATAGAGCTAGTACAAAAGCGGCTTAACAAGGGCTTATATATAGGCGGCGTGCTTATTACCCTATACGACAGCCGCCGCAATATGGATAAAGGCATAATAGAAGCTATACGGCAAAAGTTTATTACAGAAACCTTTAGCACTATTGTAAAAGTCAACAGTAAAATAGGCGAAGCGCCTACTTATGGTAAAGATATATTTGAGTATGCGCCTAAGAGCGCAGGCGCAGAAACCTATAGAGCTATAGCAAAAGAACTTATAGAAAGAGAGGGCTAAACAATGGCTTACAATCTTGAAAACAACCCACTTTTTACGCAGGAAACGGCAGAAGAAACAGTAAAGCCCGCTGCTAAAAAGAGGGGTAGACCGCAAAAAAACGACCTTGTAAGAGGTAATAGCGTACAAGAGGGCTTAACAGAAGAATACACAAGGGCTACTTTCATTATGCGGGTAGACCTGGTAGAAAAGCTTAAAAACTACGCTTATACTGAGCGCTTAAGCATGAAAGAAGCCGTTAATAAAATTATAGGCGAAGCCCTGGAACGTGAAGAAAAGCGGCTAGCGAAAAACGGCGCAGAAATATTAGACCGTAAAGGGGGTAAGTAGGCATGATTATAATTGACGACATTAAAGCTTATAACGTACAGGAAGTAGCGCAGATGTTAGATATATCAGCGCAGACGGTAAGAGCCTATATAAAACAAGGCAAGCTTAAAGCCCAGAAAACAGGCAACAAATACGTTATTACAGAAGATACCTTAAAGGCTTATATAAGCGGGGGCGTAAATAATGGCAACGTTTGAAGAATTTTACAGCGCAGTTAAGCAGCTTATAGACAGCGACCAGGAAGCTACAGACGACCAGAAAGCGGCTATATTAAAGGGCGTAGAGGGCGCAAAGCCTTATATTAACGTTCTTAATTCTAAACATGAAGAACTAGGCTTAACGGAAGCGGAAAACTATGTTTTTAGGTATCTTGCAGAAGAAAACTATAAAAACGGCGACTATGAGGGCAAAAGCGCTTATGATACTACACTTATAGAGCTTGTTAGTATGATGTTTATACACGACCACAAAGAAGCCGTTATAGCGCTGTATGAAAGTGAAGCCGCCCGCCTTAACTTTCTTAAAAGCATTACTAAAAAAGACCTTGAAGACGTAAAGCTAAGCCGTAGCGACGATAAAGTAGCAGCGCTTCTAAAAAGCGAAAGTCCTACACTAGACGACATTTTAGAAGTTATAGGCTTTGGCAACGTCGTTTTAATTTATGAAAGACACAATAAATACAGAACCAGGGCAAAGGCAGAAGCAGCAGGCGCTATAACTGAAGCCCCTACAAGTCTTGCTATACCTACACTAGCTAATTATCAATATAGCATGAGCCTTTACCAAGACGGCGGCGCAGCCTACTTACAGCCTTTAAGAAGTACAGACGGCTTAAAATTTAAAAGCGGTAAAATGTACTTTGATAACATACAGGCAAGAGAGGTAAGCGAAGTAGAGCTACAAAACATGAAGACTAAAGAGGGTATACAAAATATAGACTTACCAATATTACGCACTTTCTATAGTCTCATTCTTACAGAGTTTGAAAAAAGCGATTTTAAAGAACTACCAGACGTATTAACTTACCCCGTACCTGTATTAGCAGAGTTTATAGGCTTGCAATCCAACCTTAATAAAAAGGATATAGCAAGAGTAATAGAGAAGACGCAGAGCTACCATAATATTATAGGTGTGCTGCATGGCACCAGGAACGGCAAGCCAACAAAAAGCCTTTACCCTGTATTAAATTTTGAGGGCTACAACGACAAAACAAATACAATAAGCTTTAGTAGCCCTTATATGAACTACGTAATAAGGACTATGTTTAACTTATCAATAAGGCGTGATAAGAACGGAAAAAAGAAGTTAAAGAAAAACGGCAAACCGCTAAGACTTGCTACTAATTCCTATTTGATAGATAGCAGCATAACAAAAGAAAGAAATAAAGCCGCCGTAGAAAATGTAGTTATTATTGTTACCCTTATAGAGCAGGCAGGCGACAATATACCACGTATTAAAGCTAGTACACTTGTAGAGCGTAACGTACAGCTTGCAGAGCGCTTAGAGAACGCTAAAAACCCACGCACACTATTAAAAACTACTTTTACAAAAACCTGGGAATTGTTAAGAAGCAAAACAAAGCTTACAGAAGCTTATAAAAATATAAAATTGCCAGACCCAGACGACCCCGCCTTTATGCCTACCATGAAGACGCTAGACAAAGTAGTTTTTACTTTTGAGCATGAGGGAAAAATAAATAAGTAAACATTTATTATTATGTTTACTATGTTTACAGACCCCTACAAAATTGCGGGGAAGTCCTACAAAAATTGCGGGTAGGTGCTACAAAAATTGCGGGGAAGTCCTACAAAATTGCGGGGAAGTCCTACACACGATTTTTACAATATGTAGTATTATCAAGGCTTTGAGGACACAATTTTTACTCTAATACTTAAGTACACTAGTACTTAAGTAACGGCTTAGCGGCGGTCTTTACAGCCGCCGCACGCTATTTTAAACTGAAAAAAACGTAGGACTTCACAAAAGAGAGGTTTTTATAATGATTAGTAGCTCAGAAATGGAAGAATTAAAAAGCGGTCTTACTTCTTATGTGCAAAGTATAACACAACAAGACCGTAGAGCGGGGCATAATATGTATAAATGCCCTTTATGTGGAAGCGGACAAGCGGCAGGCAGACACGACGGCGCTTTTAGTATTACTAGCGACGGTAAAGCCTGGAAGTGCTTTAGCTGCAACCAGGGCGGCGACATATTTACTTTAATTGGCAAGTATGAGGGCATAGACGACTTTATAAGCCAGGCACGCAGGGCGGCAGAAGTAACAGGCGTAAACGTAAACATAGAAGAAAGACAAGACGCTAAAAGAGACTTTGCAGAAGCAGAAATAAAAGGGCGCTACAAAGATTATATTGAGCGCTGCAAGGCGGCAGCTTCTAAAACGGACTATTTCAAGCGCAGATTTAACGGACTAGCAGACAACGCTATACAATGGTTTAATCTGGGCTACGATGAAAGCCAGGGCGTTATAGTAATGCCTTACGATACAGACGGCAGCTATTACCTTACACGCAGTATTGAGGGAAAGACCTTTAGAAAGCCTAAGAGCGACGACGCAGGCGTAGAGCCTATTTATAATAAAGCTGCTTTGTATGGCGGTAAGCCTTGCTTTGTTACTGAAAGCCCTATAGACGCTATAAGCATTATGCTAGCGGGCGGCGGTAAGTGCGGCGCTATATCTTTAGGCGGTACAGGGCATAGAAAGCTTATAGAAGCCGTAGAAAAGCAAGCGCCTAGCAGCATGATTATATTGAGCTTTGACGCAGACGACGCAGGGGCTAAAGCTACAGCGCTTACGGCAGAAGAACTAAAGCGGCTTAATATTCCTTTTATCATAGCTAACTACTCTTTAGCTGCTTACCCAGAAGAAAGCAGAAAAGACGCTAACGACTTTTTAAGGGGCAACCTTAAGCAGCTTACGGCAGATATTGAAGCCAATATAGAAGAACTAGAGCGGCTAGCGAACGCAGAAAAGGCGGCGGCGCTTGAGGTACACAACGCTAACAATGCAAAAGAGCGCCTTAAAGACTTTATAAGCGGCATTGTAAGAGACAGCGCTATAACTACAGGCTTTAGCGAACTAGACAAAGAGTTAGACGGCGGGCTTTATTCTGGTCTATATATTCTGGGCGCAATAAGCAGCTTAGGCAAGACGACGCTACTTTTACAGCTTGCAGACCAGATAGCGGCGGCGGGTTACGATATTTTATATTTTAGCCTGGAAATGGCAGCCAATGAGCTTATAAGCAAGACTATAAGCCGCCTTACTTTTCAAAATTGCCAGGGCTATATAAACAACGCTAAGACCGCCAGGGGCATTACAACGGCTAGCAGATACAGAAACTACAGCAAAGAAGAAATAGACCTTATTAACAACGCCTATAACCAATATAGCCAGGTTGAGGGAAATATATATTTTTATGAGGGTATAGGCAATATAGGCATAGACCAGATAAAAGCAGAAGTAGCCACGCATAAAGAGCTTACAGGCGTTACGCCTTTAGTATTCATAGACTACTTACAAATACTAGCGCCTTACGATATGAGGGCAAGTGATAAGCAGAATACAGACAAAGCCGTATTAGAGCTTAAGCGCCTTAGCAGAGACTATAAAACGCCTGTAGTAGCTATAAGCAGCTTTAACAGAGATAATTATACAAGTGAAGTAAATATGACGGCATTTAAAGAAAGCGGCGCTATAGAGTACGGCAGCGACGTTTTATTAGCTATACAGCCGCAAGGCATGAAGCCAGGCTATACAAAGACAGAGCAAAAGGCAAACGCAGACCTTGTAAAGAAGTGCAAGGCAAGTACAGAGCGCAGCGTAGAAGTAGTTATATTGAAAAACAGAAACGGCAAGACAGGCGGCAAAGTGGGCTTTGACTATTACGCCCTGTTTAACTGCTTTAAGCAAGACTACGGCTTTACGCCTGTAGACTACGCTACAGAGTATGAAGAAGACGACTTAATACCTTTTGGCGCAGACTTCTAAAAGCATAAACATTTACGCTTTTGTAAACAAAGTAATAAGGGTTTACCTAGTAATAAGGGTAAGCTCTTATTTTTATGTTTATCATGTTTACAAAGTAATTGACATTTACAAAGTAATACGCTATTATCTAATTGAGGTAGTTTACAAAGTAAACATAAAAAGCGAGGTGTAAGGCATGATTTACGAGCCGCCTAAAATCTTTAGTATAACAATTAAGGGCAAAACGCCCAGAATATGCGGCGCAGTCCTGGAAACCGACACAATGCAGCTTACAGGCTTTTTAAGCTTAAAAACTGAGGTAAACGGCAAGCCTGCAACCCGCTTTATAGCCCTTGACGCTATAGAAGAAATGACAGTAGAAAACGACGAACTATATAAAACTATGCCGTGTAGCTATGTACCAGAAGTAAGACTAAAAGCTAAGGTAGACGGCAGCTTTTAAGAGGTTTTAGTATATGAGTTTTATAGACAGACTTTTTAACCGCAAGACAGTAACAACGGCTAAGCTTGTAACAGAGCCAACAGCCACTTTTAGCAGCTTCTACGGCGACGCTTACGCTAACGACGTTTACAGGGAAGCCGTAGACGCTATAGCCAGGAACGCAGGCAAGCTTAAAGGTAGCCACGTAGTACAGTACGCAGACCATGAGAGGGCAGCAGGCGACAATAAAATTAACAGGCTTTTACAGGTACGCCCTAACCCTTATATGAGCGCTTACGACTTCCTTTATAAGCTTGTAACGCACTTATTCTTATACAATAACGCTTTTGCTTACCTGGATAGAGACGACAGGGGCAGCCTTAAGGCTATATACCCTGTTACGGCTAGCAACGTAAACGTATTAAGCGACGCAGCTAACAACCTTTATTGCAGCTTCTACCTTAAGAGCGGCAAAGAAGTAATACTACCATACGGCGACCTGGTACACCTTAGACGCTACTTTAACGACGACGACGTACTAGGCGCAGACAATAGCGCTATTATGCCAGGCTTAGAGCTAGCGCAGACCCAGAACGAGGGAATTATAAACGGCATTAAGGCAGGCGCTAGTATAAGGGGTATTTTGAGCTTTACGCAGATTATGAGCGCTAGCAAGCTTAAAGAAGAAAAAGAAGCCTTTGTAGCCGATTATTTGAGCATGGAAAACGGCGCAGGCGTAGTAGCGACAGACCAGAAAATGAGCTACACGCCTATTGAAAGTAAGCCAGTTATCTTAAATGCAGACCAGGCTAAAGAGGTTAAAAGCAAAATATACGACTACCTGGGAATAACAGAGCCTATAGTAAATAGCAGCTATACAGAAGACCAGTACAGCGCCTTTTATGAAAGTACGCTAGAGCCTATAGCTACGGCTTTGTCGCAAGAGTTTACAGCAAAGCTTTTTAACGACAGAGAACAGGCTTACGGCAATAGTATTTTATTTGAGAGCGGGCGCTTACAGTTTACTAGCAACGCTACGAAAGTACAGCTTATTAAAGAGCTTATGCCTATGGGCTTGCTTACCATTAACCAGGCATTAGAAATTTTGAACTTGCCTAGCGTTACGGACGGCGACAAGCGCTTACAGGCGCTAAACATGATAGACGCAGCGCAGGCAGCGCAGTACCAGAGTAAAGGCGGTAACAATGAGTAAAACAGCTATTAAGCCTTGCCCGCATTGTAACGGCGTAGCCTACTTAAACGCTAATTACAGCTATAAGACACGTAGCTACTTTATCTTTGTTAAATGCGATATTTGCGGCGCTACTGGCAAGACCGTAAGCAGCCAGGAAGACCCCGCCGCCGAAGAGTGGCAAAGCGAAGCTTGCGAGAGGGCTTTAGAAGCCTGGAACATGAGAGCATGAGAGCTAGAACAGATTAT